GCTACCGGAAACCGAAGGTAAAACCGAAACGCAAACCGAAGTTGAAACCGAACAAAAACCTACAGCTAACCTAAACGAAAGCTCTCCAACACCAACACCAGTAAACCCTTCCGTATCTAAAGATACGGGCGAAACGCCGTCCGGATCGCAAGGCGACCTGCTTGGTGACAGCCCGGCGGGAATGACGTCGCAGGAGGCGGTGTGGTCGCTCGGCGTGCCGATGCTCGTTGCTGCAGGCCAAGCCGATCGCAACGCCCGAAGCCTGCTCGGCAAGTGGTGCAAGGCCTACGGGCCGCCAGCGGTGCAGGCAGCGATCGTTCGCTGCGCGCAGGAGCAGCCGCTCGAGCCGGTGAGCTGGCTCATCGCTGCGCTGGGCGCTCCGAAGACCGCGGACGGTGGCCAGGGGGCGCGCTCCAGTGGCTCGGCGCCTGGCGGCGACTGGTGGGCGAAGGCCGGCTTCGCGAAGGAGTACGAGGCCACGAACGCCGGCTGCAGCGAGCGCTACGCGCACCTCTGGCGTAACGGCGAGAAGATCCCCGACGCTGAGCGTCGCGCCATGGCTGGGGTGCCGCGATGAACGCGCGCGAACTGGCCGCCCAGATGGGCGAGAACGCCGCGGCGATCGCCGAGTACCTGCTGCCGAACGGCAAGAAGCACGGCCGCGAGTGGAAGGTCGGCAGCGTCGACGGTGAGGCGGGAAGCAGCCTGTCGGTGTGCACGGCTGGAGCGAAACGCGGGGTGTGGAAAGACTTCAGCACCGGAGCCGCGGGTGACATGCTCGACCTATGGTGCGCGTGCCGCGGGCTGTCAATCGCGGACGCCATGCGCGAGGCCAAGCGCTACCTGGGGATTCGCGACGACATACCGGCCCGGGCCGCTCCGACGTACAAGCGCCCGGAGCGTCCGAAGGGCGCGAAGGTCGAGGCAGTGTCGCCGGTCGCGGATTGGTTTGCCGCGCGCTGGCTCACCGAGGAAACCCTGAAGGCGTTCTGCGTCGCAGCGCAGTCTCGCAACGGCTCGCACTACGCCGTGTTTCCCTACCTGCGTGGCGAGCGCGAGTTGATCAACGTCAAGTACCGCAACGTCGCGGACAAGAAGGACATGCGCCAGGAGGGAGGCGCCGAGCCGTGCCTGTTCGGGTGGCATCTCGTGTCGCCGACTCAGCGATCGATCGTGATCGCCGAAGGCGAGCTCGACGCGATGGCGTTGTACCAGATGGGCTTTTCGGCGCTGTCGGTGAACGCTGGCGCGGGCAATCACCAGTGGATCGACAGTGACTGGTCACGGCTCGAGCAGTTCAGCGAGATCTTCCTCTGCTACGACAACGACGACGCAGGCAACAAGGGCGTCAGGGAAGTCGCGAATCGACTCGGCCTCGAGCGTTGCCGGTGCGTGACGTTCGATGGAGCGAAAGATGCGAACGACTTCCTGCTATCCGGTGCCACGCAGGAGGACTTTCAGCGCTGCATGGACGCGGGCCGCACGTTCGATCCGGACGAGTTGAAGTCGATCGCGGAGTTCTGGAGCGGCGTCAAGGCGCTGTTCTACCCGACGTCTGAAGACGCACACGATCCGTTCCTGTCGTTCTGCGGGCGCAGCGAGCCGTGGTTCGAGTTTCGCCAGGGCGAGATCACGGTCTGGTCCGGCTACAACGGGCACGGGAAGTCGCTGTTGCTCAACCAGGTACTGCTCGGCCTCATGAACCAGGGCGAACGCGCATGCGTGTTCTCGGGAGAGATGACGCCGGTCCGGCAGGGCAAACGGATCGCGAAGCAGTTGGGCGGCTTGGATCGACCGACGCCGGAATACCTTGACGCCATGGCCGAGTGGCTGCGTGATCGGATGTGGTCGTTCGCCGTGGTCGGTACAGCGTCGATTGAACGCCTGCTGACCGTGTTCACGTACGCGTACAAGCGCTATGGGATCCGCCACTGCGTGATCGACAGCCTGATGATGACCGATGTCCAGTCAGACGGGCCGGGCGCAATCACCGCGCAGAAGGACGCCATGCGGATGCTGGCGAACTGGGCTCGAGCAAACGGCACCCACGTGCACCTGGTGGCGCATCCGCGGAAGGGCCAAGACGAGAAGCACATTCCCGGGAAGCAAGACGTTGCCGGCGCCGGCGTGATCACCGATGCGGCCGATAACGTGTTCAGCGTCTGGTCGGCGCAGAAGCACGAGGTCGAGTATGTCGATGACGAGCCCGATGCCTACCTGCAACTCCACAAGCAGCGGAACGGCGATGTGCAGCAGCGGAAGCTCGCGCTGTTCTTCAACCGCGCCGCGCAACAGTTCAGCACGAGCTCTTACCGGCAGCCGCACGTCTACCTGCCGTTCCAGAAACCCTATGAGGAGGAAGCAGCATGACCGCAACCCGATCGATGTCGGACGAGGAAATCGCAGCATCTATCGCGCGCAGCTATGCCGCCTTTGGGCCGGACGACTGGAGCCGCGAAGATCCGTACCAAGTCGCTGACTGGGCTGCGATCCTGACGCCTGTCGAGTTTGGAGCTTGGCAGGACATTCGCGCATGGGGCTTGCCGCTCTGGCCGCGCTTGCCGGTCGGTGGGCTTACGGTGAGCTTCGGTCATCCGATCGCGCGCGTCGCGCTGCAATGCGGAGACGTCGAACCGGCTGACCACTGGCTGACTCAGATCGGCTGGCGAGTGATCCGCGCTTCTGCCGATCAGTGCACGGCGGTGATGGACGAGCCGGCTGACGTGCTCGACCGGACTGGCGAGGTCAGTGATGAGTACCGAGCGAGATATCAGGCCGAGACGCTGGCCGGCGCGATGCAGGAACTGCGACATGCATTGATTGCTCGCGGCGTGCTCCAAGCCGCCCAGGCCCTCGCATGACGACGCACTGGAGCCTTCTTCGCTATGCGCTGATGCACTGGCGCAGCCCGCTGGCGCGACTTGGTCATAGCGGGCGTTGGCCGCGCATCCGGGCGCTTCAGGATGCGTACATGCGCCGCCTGGTTCGTCTCGGTCGCGTCATCGGAACAATCAATCCGGATGGGTCGGTCCGTCTTCCTGCGGAATTAAGCCTTGGGCCTTTCCCTGCTCCTCGATCCATTCCCAATCGATTTCGAGCGGGCGACCACACCCAACGCAGTGCAACGGAAAGATGTGCCCGTCAACCGCGCGCTGAAGCGTCTCGTCGCGCACATGACCACAGTGGGGGCAAGTGATGGAAAGCGAGATTTTGTTCACGGTGGATTGCTCCATGGAAATCGTTGATTTCTTGACGCAGCAGGTGTCGGCATGACGACGCGCCCCGACATCGAGCGCGTGAGAGCGCGCCGTCGTGCGCGTGACGCACGCAAATCTCGATACGCGACCCCCACAAACGCACTGACGCGCGCGCTTGCCGGACTGCCAGTCAAAGAATCCGCAGTTCCGCAGCCGACGAGTCCTGCGCTTCCGCAATCCACGCCAGTAGGTGCAACGGAATGGTGGCCGCAGCAATGGCCGCCGGCGCCGGTGCGGATTCCGGCTCCGGCACGAAGTGAAGAAGCCCAAACGCCGTGGTTTCTACCGACGTACATCGGATGAGCACGAACTCGTCGTTGCCCGGCTCGCCGATGGGCAGCACGACAGGATTGGTTCGATCAGCGTTGAGCGTCTTGAGAAGTGCGTGGATGGATTGGTCGTTCCGCACTGCAACGAAGTACTTGGTCACAGGAGCCTCCTTTCATGGAAGGGATTGACGTAGGGGTACGCGATTCTGACATGGCTGGTGGCTCCTCCTTTTCTTTCGGATCCGTTCCGATCTCCAAGGCCGGAGGCCGCTACGCCGTTCGGCCGTGGATCAGAAGGCAAAACTTCCGCCCTGAAAAAGCGATGAGGTCGACGACATGGATGGAAGTCGGCGCGATGCGCAATCACCAACAACTTCTCGAGAATTTGGAAATGAACCTTCATGAACTCGAACCCCGCCTCGAAAACTGGGCCCGCGCGCAGCGCTCGTCGGGCTATGCGCCGGCCGCTGCTGGCTCGGCCGAGGGCATGTATCGCAGCGGCTTTCGTGAGTCATGCTCCGACGATGATCCACTCGACCTGCTCGACGCGCGGGTGGTCAACGAGGCGTGGAAAGGGCTGATGCCGCTCGACAAGGACGTGCTGCAGCTGCATTACGTCTGGCGCGCCCACTCGTCGTTCATCTGCCGCCGGCTCAAGCTGAAGCAGGGGCGCGGCAACGAGCACGTGTGGAACTTCGCGCTGTACCACGCCCAGGAGGCGATCTGGAAGCGATTGGAGAAAACTAACGGGCTTGTAAACCGTGAAGCGACGCCCTATAATCCGCCCAGATTACTGATTCCGGCATAGTCCGAGTGAATTGGCCCGCAGGCAGGGGCCAGTTCGCTCTGAAGCCGACCGAAGCCCGCAGGCGCAAGCCTCGCGGGCTTTTTGCTTTGGAGCACGCCATGGCGACGATGAGCACGAAGAAGCGCGACAAGCTGCCCGCGAAGGCGTTTGCGGGCCCGGATCGGTCGTACCCCGTCAATGATCGCGCGCATGCGGCGAACGCCAAGGCGCGCGCGACGCAGGCCGTCAACGCCGGGCGCATGTCCGGCGGTGAGAAGGCCAAGATCGACGCCAAGGCCGACAAGGTGCTCGGCGAAGGGCCGAAGCGCGGCGAGCGTACGGCCAAGCACAAGGCCAAGAAGTGATTCTTCCGCAAGCCGTGAGTGCGCGAACCGCGGCAGCTGCTGACGTATTGGAAGCCAGTGGTCTCCGCCGGATTCCGGAACTCGTGCTGGCGACGGGCGGCAGCAATCCCCTCAACGAACGGAGCATGAAATGGACGAACTGAACGCAGCACCGAGCAGCACCGAGCCGAGTTCCACCCTCCAGATCGAGACGAAGCAATACGCCGACGGCTCGAGCGCGACCGGCGTCGCGCCGCTTCCCGACGTTTCCACGACCGGTGCGCCGCCCATCGCGCAGGAGGCTGGCGGGGCCGCGGCGGGGGAGCTTGTCGCCGATGCTCAGGCACCGGCTACTGGCACATCGACGGACGCTTCTCCTTCCTCTGCCTCGACTGCGATGCTCGCGAGCGAGTCGCAAGCGGCGAACTCCCTCAACCGTGCTGACGCGCCCGCAGTCGGCGGCGGTGTTGACGCCCCGTCGCACCTCCTGATGCTCGACGCCATGCTCGCCGAGATCGAGCGCAAGATCGCCGCCGGCATCCACCTGTTCGCGCACGAGGTCGCGGCCGCGCGCGATCACCTGGCGAAGCTGCTGTAACGATCATGGCCGCGCCATCCAAGTTCAAGCCCGAGTTCGTCGAACTCGCGCGGAACTACTGCCTGCTCGGCGCGACCGACGTCGAACTCGCGCGCTTCTTCGGCACGACGGATCGCACGATCCGTACGTGGAAGCAGCAGCATCCGGAGTTTGCGGCCGCGCTCGACCAGGCGAAGGAAGTCGCCGACGCTCAAGTGGTCGGCGCGCTGTATTCGAACGCGATCGGCGGCAACGTGACGGCGCAAATCTTCTGGCTGAAGAACCGCCAGCCGGGCAAGTGGCGCGACAAGGTCGACCACGAGCACGCCGGCAAAGACGGCGCGCCCATCCAGTTCCAGCGCGTCGAGCGCCGCATCATCGATCCGAAATCGGAATGACCATCCTCGAAATCCAGACGCCGCGGGTATTTGCTCCGCTGCTCGCTCCTGCGCGTTACAAAGGCGCGCACGGCGGCCGTGGATCGGGCAAGTCGCACTTCTTCGGTGAGCTGTGGCTGGAGGAAAACGTCTCGGACAAGTACGACTTCGTCTGTCTGCGCGAGACGCTGAAATCGCTCGAGTTCTCGGTGAAGAAGCTGCTCGAAGCGAAGATCGTTGCGTTCAATGCTGGCGACTATTTCGAGGTGCAGGACCGTCGCATCATGTCGCGCCACGGTGGCGTCACGATTTTCGAGGGCATGCAGAACCATACGGCCGACTCCATCAAGTCGCTGGAGGGATTCGACCGTGCGTGGTTCGAGGAAGCGCAAAACGCGTCCGAGAAAAGT